AAGCAACATTCCTCAGATGGTCGTTTCGTTCGAAAAGACCGCTGTTGAAGCTGGTACACGTCGTCTAGCTGCTCGTTGGTCAGTTGAACTTGAGCAAGATCTCAAGAACATGAACGGTATCGATATTGACAATGAATTAACGAACGCTATGTCGTACGAAATTCAAGCTGAAATCGACCGTGAAATGGTAATCCGTATGTGCCAAGTTGCTCTTAACGCTGGTGCAGGTCAGGGTTATTCATTCTGGAACGCAGCTTCAGCTGACGGCCGTTGGTTAGGTGAACGTAACCGTGACTTCTATGCACGTGTTATCGTTGAAGCTAACCGCGTTGCTATCCGCAACCGTCGTGGTGCTGCTAACTTCATCATCGCAACACCTCGTGTTTGCGCAATGTTAGAAATGCTACCTGAATTCCAATGGTTCTCAGTTAACGGTAACGTTAACACCCAACCAGTTGGTATTGCTAAAGTTGGTACAGTTGGCGGTCGCTTCACAGTTTACCGTGATACTCGTACAGAAGCTCAATACCAAGTAGGTCAACGTTCTTCACTACTCGAGTACGCTCTATTAGGCTACAAGGGTGCTGAATACTATGACACAGGTATCGTTTACTGCCCATACATTCCTGTATTGGTACAACGTACAGTTGGTCCTAACGACTTCAGCCCACGTGTTGGTTTAATGACCCGTTATGGTGTTATCGACCACATTTTCGGTGCTGCGTTATACTACCACCTCATCATCGTTTCCGGCCTCGGTTCCGCATTCGTTCCTGGAACTGCTGCAACAATGCTATAATAAGCATTGTAACGGTAAAACGTTTAAAACTAAGAACCCGTCGAGAAATCGACGGGTTTCTTTTTGGTTGCAGACCTGTATTAACTTTGTTTCAGGAGTAAATAATAACAGATGAGTAAGGTGTCTTGTATATACAAAATAATCTCTCCAGATAATTATTATTACATTGGTTCTACTAAAGATTTCTCTGAACGATTTAACATGCATTTGAGAAATCTCAAAAACGGTACACATCACAACAAATACATGCAAAACTGCTATAATAAGTACCCTGTAGGGTGGCAATGTATTATGTTAGAAGAAGTTAAGGATATTAAGAGTTTAACAGAAATTGAACAAAAATATATTAACGAACATTATAAACAGCCAGGGTGTATGAATTTAAGCAGCATAGCAGGAAAACCTCTTGCTTATAAAGGCATGAAAAAAAGACCTATGTCTGAACATACTAAAGAAAAAATAAGTTTATGGAGAAAAGGTAAACCTATGAGCCAATCCGCTAAAGCAAAACTTAGCATGTTACATAAAGGTAAAACATGGGAAGAAAAATACGGCGTAGAAGGCGCAAAGCAGAGACGTGAAAACTGGAAGCTTCGTAGTTTACAATCTAAATTAATTTCATGAGCAAAAAAAAGCGATTACAAAAACAGAAGTTAGCTCAAAACAGTCAAAATAACGCACCTGCTACTAAAGACAAAAGTCTTTTAGTACATCAGGCTGATAAACTGGAAAGACCGGTGATGATACGACAAAGGCCGGATTTGACAAACAGGCAAAAAGAGTTTCTTAAAATAGCTTTAGATAATCATACAAAGGTAGTTTTTATTACAGGGCCATCTGGTAGTAGTAAGAGCTTTCTAGCAACATTAGTTGCTCTGGAATTATTAAACTTAAAAAAGGTTTCTGACCTAATATATATTCGTAGTATAGTTGAAAGTTCAGATAATAAAATGGGATATCTCCCGGGAGATGCAGCTGAAAAGTTATCTCCTTATCTTGAACCGTTAATGGAAAAGCTTGACGAATTGTTAGTAAAAGCTGATATTAGTATGCTTATGAAAGAAGGACGTATTGAAGGTAAACCTACAGGCTATCTTCGTGGTCTTTCATGGAATGCTAAAGCTATTATTATGGACGAAGCTCAAAATAGTACCTTTAGAGAGCTTACAACGTTATTAACTCGTGTGGGTCAATTTAGTAAATTGTTTATATGCGGCGATCCAATGCAATCCGATATTAACGGTAAATCAGGATTTGAAAAAATGTGTAACGTTTTTAACGATAATGAAAGCCGTGAAAAAGGTATCCACGTTTTTACATTAACAGAAGCAGATATTGTACGTAGTGAAATTGTACGATATATAGTAAAAAAGTTAGAATTATATAATAAGAAGAACTAACTTTTATAACTCAGTCAAGTACACTGGCGAAAGAAAAATATTTTTTTCTTAGAGATAAAAATGTAAAAACATTTACAATACGTAAATAATATTCCCTGTAACTAAAACTATGATATTCGACGAACAGATCTCTCGCAAACCTAATCACTATCCTTGGACAGAGGAATTTATCGAATCCATGCATAATGGTTTTTGGACTCATAAAGAGTTTAGTTTTAAGTCAGATGTACAGCAGTTTAAAGTTAAGCTAAATGATCAAGAAAGAGAGATTATCATCCGTACTTTATCCGCTATTGGTCAGATTGAAGTAGCGGTGAAAACGTTTTGGGCTAAGCTTGGTGAAAACCTACCGCACCCATCTTTACAGGATCTCGGCTACGTAATGGCTAATACAGAAGTAATTCATAACAATGCTTATGAAAGACTACTCACTGTACTTGGTCTTGAAGATATATTTGAAGAAAATCTTAAACTGGAATGGATACAAGGTCGTGTGAAGTATCTTAAAAAGTACACACATCGTTACTATAAAGACTCTAAGAAGCAATACCTTTACGCACTTATACTCTTTACTCTATTTGTAGAGAATGTTTCATTAATGAGCCAGTTTTATATTATTAACTGGTTTGCGCGTAATAAAAACGTACTTAAGGATACCGACCAACAAGTAAAATACACTCGCAATGAAGAACATATTCATGCTTTAGTTGGTATGAAGATCGTTAACACTATTAGAGAAGAGTATCCAGAAATCTTTGATGAAGAGCTTACAGAAAGAATTCTTGCCGAAGCTAAAGAAGCGTATGAAAGCGAATCAAAAATTATCGATTGGATGATTAACGGTATTAATGAAGACGGATTGACTGCAGCACATCTTAAAGAGTTTGTAAAAGACCGTATTAACGAATCTCTCAGAGGTATTGGCTTCCCAGAGGTGTATGAAACGGATTCTAAGCTTCTCAAAGATATTTCCTGGTTTAACGAAGAATTACTCGGTAACAATATGACCGACTTCTTCCATTCTCGTCCTGTAGAGTACTCTAAAAAGTCACAAAGCTTTTCAGAAGACGATTTATTTTAATAAAAAGTATACTATAATATATAAAAATGAGTAACAAGAACATTTACTGGCTGAATAGCGACTCTCGCAAGTTCCTTGAACGCGGTTACCTCCTAGACGGAGAAACTGCTGAACAACGTATCAGGGATATAGCTGAAAAAGCTGAAGAATACCTCAAATTAAAAGGCTTTGCAGATAAGTTTGAAGACTATATGCATCAAGGCTTCTATTCCTTGGCTTCGCCTATTTGGTCAAACTTTGGCCGTAATCGTGGTTTACCTATCTCGTGCTTTGGTTCATACATCGACGATGATATGGATGCTATTCTGTACAAGATTTCAGAAATAGGTACTATGTCAAAAGCAGGCGGTGGTACATCTGCTTACTTTGGTAAAATTCGTCCACGCGGTGCACCTATTTCATCTGGCGGTGAATCTACAGGGGTGCACCACCAATTAACTGTATTTGAAACATTAACAGATTATATTTCACAAGGTAATGTACGTAGAGGTTCATTTGCAGCGTACCTACCTATTGACCATAAGGATATTGAAGAGTTTTTAAAGATTAGAGGTGAAGGTGATGACATTCAAAACCTTTCTATCGGTGTTTGTGTTACCGATGAATGGTTAAAGTCTATGATTGAAGGTGATAAAGAAAAGCGCCGTATTTGGGGTCTAGTTATTAAGAAGCGCTTTGAATCTGGTTATCCTTATATCTTCTTTACAGATAACGCTAACAATCAGGCACCGCAAGTATATAAAGACAAAAACATTAAGATCAATCAAAGTAATCTCTGTACAGAGATTATGTTATCAAACGATAACGAAGAATCGTTTGTTTGTGATTTGTCTTCTCTTAACTTTGAACAGTGGGACAACTGGAAGAACACTGATGCAGTAGAAACATTAGTATACTTCCTCGATGCTGTAATGACCGAGTTCATTAATAAGACTGAGAAGATGAAGTTTATGGTACACCCAAGAAACTTCGCTATTAATCAGCGTGCACTTGGTATTGGTGCTCTTGGTTGGCATACATATCTTCAGTCCAAGATGATTGGGTTTGAGACAATGGAAGCAAAACTGCTCAATACTCAAATATGGAGCTTTGTTCGTAAGAAAGCAGATGCTGCTACCGCACAAATGGCTGTAGAGTACGGTGAACCACCTCTACTTAAAGGTTATGGCCGTCGTAATGTAACTACACTTGCTGTAGCACCTACCACCTCTAGTTCGTTTATTCTCGGCCAAGCTTCGCCTTCAGTTGAGCCTCTTAACTCTAACTACTTTGTGAAAGACTTAGCTAAAGGTAAGTTTACGTATAAGAACCCTTATCTAGAAGCTTTACTTGAAACAAAGAAAAAGAATACTGAAGGTGTTTGGAAGTCTATACTTGTAAAGGGTGGCTCGGTACAGCATCTTGAGTTTCTTACTATAGAAGAAAAAGCTGTGTTCAAGACATTCGGCGAAATTAGTCAAAAGGAAATAGTAATTCAAGCTGCGGCTCGCCAAAAGTACATTGATCAAGGTCAATCATTAAACTTAATGATTCCACCTAACACCAAGCCAAAAGACGTTAACGAACTAATAGTATTTGCTTGGGAGAACGGTATTAAGAGTCTTTACTATCAGCGTTCAGCTAACCCAGCTCAAGTACTTGCTCGTTCAATACTAACTTGTTCAAGTTGCGAATCGTAAGTGTGTCATGTTAAAAATTCTTATTATAGGTGATAGCTTCGCAGCCGATTGGTCTGTTAAATACAGAAACTATAAGGGCTGGCCTGAGCTATTAGCCGAACAATATGAAGTAACCAATATAGCACAAGCTGGTGTGAGTGAATATAAGATTTATAAACAGTTATTATCTGTAAAAAATTTAAATGAATATGACTGGGTAATTGTTTCTCACACTGGCCCTTACCGAGTTGCAACTAAGAATCACCCTGTACACAGTAAAGACCCCTTACATAGTAATGCTGATTTAATTCTTACTGACATAGAATATCATGCTAGCAAATTAAAAAACTTTTTTAATAGATCTTTAAGATCAGCTATGTTGTTCTATCAGTATCATTTCGATAAAGATTTTTATTATACTACATACTGTCTACTGAGAGAAAAAATTAACAGCATATTAAAAAACAAGAAAACAATCGTTATTTCTAATTTAACTGATATATCGGTTGACTTTAATGAAAAAATAGTTCTTAATTATAATGAGTTGTGGAAACAGGAACGTGGTCTTGTAAATCATTTTACAGAGCGAGGTAACCAAGTTATATATAAAGATGTGATTAAGATTTTAGCTAATGTATAAAAAACTAACAGAACAAGATAGTTGGATCGTGTTTGGAGCATTTCGTACAGGTAGTACTGTTGTTGCTGAGCTTATCAGACAAGCCTATTCAAGAGTGGGCATAGAATTAAGAGACTTACAACCAGTAGCTCCTTTTAGAACAGAATCAATTGTACCTAAAGACATTCTACACAGTCATGCTATAAGTGAGCTTAATCTAGCAAATAAAAACACAACAACTGTTATAGTTACAAGAAACCCTATTGAAAGTGTATTAAGCTGGCTTATAAGACAGCGTACAGGAGTATGGCATCATAGACCAAAAGAGAGCAATTTGTGGTATAATATTAAGACTAAGTATGTCGCTGAAGACACTGAAATAAAACCGTTTAGAGTTGACCCGGAAGAGTTTTTAAATACTTTGGATGGTTTTATTGCGTTTTACGATGGTTTAAATAATATATTAAAAACAAAAAAACATATAAAAATAGACTACAGTGAATTTAAAAATGATGTTAGCGTTCTTTTTAACAAATTAAATTTAGAACCTTTCAGAGCATTAAAACTTTCCTTACCTGTAAAAACCCCTGGATCGCCTGAACTATGGATAGAAAATTGGAAAGAGATATCTAACATTATCAAAGGTTTAGATAGTATTCAGTATTAATTTGTTGACTATAGCAAAATATATGATATAAATATTATTGCTATGAATAAACTAACTAACTACAATCCTAGCACATATCGTAATCCATTCTCACTCTTAGACACTGTCTTAGAGAGGGAATTTAACCATCCTTTCTTCTGGGGGGATGTTAGCCGTACAGGAGACACTGTTCGGTTTAAAGAAGGGGATGAACTCACCGTAGAGGTGGATCTTCCTGGTGTATCCAAAGACAAAACAAACGTTACAGTAGAAGGTAGAGTCGTAACGATTGAAGGTACTCGTAAAGTGATCCATAAAGGTGGCACACAAGAAGAAACCTTCAGCCGTAGCTTTAACGTCGGTAATTCGTTTAACTTGGATAAAGCTAAAGCCGTACAACAAGACGGCGTTCTTACATTAACATTCCCGAAAAACAAAGTAGAGAATGGCGGTAAGAAGGTTATTGATATTAATTAAACGTTAATATTGATAGTAACCGGGGGAAGAGAGATCTTCCCCTTTTTTATTGTAAATAGAGTTATGAGAGAAAGAGACGATTTAGCTGTTATTGTATGCCATTTCAACTGGTGTGGTTACAAGCGCACAGATCAAAACCTTATGAGGTTTTTACGGCAAATGGAAGCTTTAAACATACCTGTATATGGTGCAGAAGCTTCTTTGACAGGAGAGTACTTTACTAAAGGCAATCGTAACTGGAAGCATATTAAAGCACACAGAAATAATATGTGCGTTCAGGAAGAAGCGCTACTTAATATTGCTGAAACTATGGTACCAGAAAAGTATACTAAGATTGCTTGGATTGATCATGATATACTTTTTATGAACCCGTACTGGTATGATATTACCTCTATGGCTCTTGATGAGTTAAATTTAGTGCAAATATTCGAAGACTGTCACTGGACAGATAGTCGAGGTCGGGCGTTTTTAGAAGCAAAATCGATGTTAAGTTTAGGAGACCCCACAGAAGAATTAATAGATACTCGTAAACCTATAGTACCTGGTTATAGGGCAGGTCCGCAAACAGGGTTTGCTTATGCTGCTAGTAGAAGTCTTTGGCATGAAGGTGGTAAGCTTTATCCTTATAATTTTTGGACTGGAGGAGACCGTGCTCAATTATTTGGAGTTGTAAGTCCAGAACCAAGTGAAGCATCTTTAAAGAATTCATACCTAACTGACATCCCTGACTTCAAACCGTATTTAGAATGGAAGCAAAAATTTTATAAATTTATAAATGGTAAAACCGGTTATATTAAAGGTACTATATATCATGAATACCATGGTGAGTTAATTAACCGTGGGTACGGGTCTGGTGAAAAGAGAAATAGAGATTTTGGATTTAACATGAAAGAAAACATATTCTTGAATCAATCCGGTCTTCTTGAGTTTAGAAACCCGCCAGAAGGATGGTATGAATTCATAGAGCGTTACTTTAAAGATCGTAAAGAAGATAGCTTTGAAGAAGAACCAATTCGGATTGTAGACTAGCGGGATATAAGTATCTATATGAAAAAATACAGTATTCTATTTGTCTGTCTAATGTTAACAGGCTGTTTAGGGTTTCCTAAGTTCGGTTTTAAGTTAAACCCTGATAAAGTAGATACTACTACTTCAGCAGCTGCAGTAGTTAAAGCAGAAAATACTGTTAAGCAGGTTGATCAGATGGCTGAAGCTAATAAGAAAGTTGATGAAGCACGTAACCAGTTAGAATTACAGTACGCAAAATTTAGAGCTGATTTGCAAAAAGCATATGATGTTGCTAAGAAGAAAGACGATGAAAACTTTGCTAAAATTGGAGCCCTAGATTATGGTATATACATAGTTACTCAAGAAAAAAAGAAACAGGATATTAACACTCTTGTAGCACATTTAAGAGCAAAAGAAATTATGTCTCGTACAGATAAGCTGTCTGTTGAAGATAAAGCAAAAATAACTAAAGAAGTAGATGATGAAAAGACAAAGACAATTGATCAATTGTATGAAAAATATAATGCTAGTGTAGAGTTAGCTATTAGTCAAAAAGCTGACTTAGATAAAGCTGAAGCGCTTATAGAGCAAAAAGAAAAAGAAAAACAACAGATCAGAGAAGAACAGCGTTTAACTATTAACAAATTAGAAGCAGAGCAAAAAGCTCAGTTAGAGAAAATTAAAAAAGATACTGCTGATCAAGTTGAAATTGCAAAAGCTAACCAAAAAGCGGAAATGCTCGGTTATATTATTAAAGCTTTAGTAGGGGTTGGTATCTTATTCTTGATACTTGCAGTACTATTGAAGAGTGTTACCTTAGGTATTGGTTGTTTAGCTTCTCTAGGCTTGGCTTATGTTGCTGCAACCATACCAATGTGGGTAGTAGGTGCTGTAATAGGCGGTTTAGTTCTGTTAATGCTAATTAACGCGCACTATAAAGCTGTAAAGGAAAAACTTACGAAGCAGGAGATGCTGGTAGAGCAGACCCCGAAAGCTCAATAACCTCATTCGTAACATTAACAGTTTTACTTTTAACTTTACCAGTTAATTGCGCTATAATTTCTTCACGTGTTGCAACTAACACATTAGTGTTACCTTGAGGTAAGTTTAAATACCCGTCATTTTTAAGACGTTGTATTTCTTTTTTACCTTCTAGGTCTAACTTTTTAAGATCTTTATTAGCTTCTGCTTTTTTGTTCTGTAAATGTATTTTATTAATAGTTTCTACAGCACCAGCCCCGGCAGTTATAAGGCTTGCTAAACTAGCCATTTGCTCCGGGTCTCCAGTTGCTATAGCTATTTGTTGTAATTCTTTAACGCTTTTTATACTTAATGCAGCTAATTGCGCTGAATTTTTTAATACGAAGTCTTGAATATCTTCATCTGTTTTAGGCACTTCAAAAGGAACTTCACCGAGATCTTTTGCGTAATCTTTTGCAACAAACGTTTTGTCTTCAGAGCTTAAACCTGCTATAAAGCTATCTATCTGGTTTATTACGTTTTGGTTATCAGATGCTGTATTATCAGGAAGCGACGGATTCACATTAATACTTATACCCTATATCTGTATATACAATCGGTTATT